GCGGTCCACAGCACCACCCCGGTCTGCGTGGTGAGCACGAACTTGTAGAGCCCGTTGTCGAGGAAGACATTGGCGTTGCCGGCGGCGTCGAGCACCACCGGGTTCGCGTTCGGCGTCAAGAGCGAGGAGTCGGCGAAGGTCGCCTTCGGGTTGCTGGTGCCGGCGAAGTAGCTGAAGAGCTTGTAGCCGGCGGAGCTCGTGTTGTCGTTGTTCACCCAGTGGAACACCGGGATGATCAGCGGTACTCCGGGGAAGTCCGGGTTCATCAGATCACCTTCAGCTTGGGCCGGAGCAGCGCGGCGGTGATGTGCTCACGCACCTCGACGTGCGGGATCTCGAAGTAGCGGCCGCGCTGCGCGCACGATTCATTGGTGCAAGTGAATACCTGCCCCGCCGGTGCGCGCTCGGCCTTGACGTAATAGAGGACGGCGCCGCACTCGCACTTCGCCGGGTAGAGCGGGACCATCATCGGTTGAGCACCGTGCGGACGTGTTCCTGGCGCATGGTCAGGTACTTCTGTTCGAACAGGGTGATCTCCTGCACCTGGTACTTGTTGAACAGGATCCGATCGCCGACCTGGATCTGCATCGGCTCGCGCTCCTCGGCGTTGATGTACTTGCCGGGGCCCACGGCGACCACCTCCGCCTCCTCCTGATCGTCGAACATCGCCGGGATGATGATCCCGGAGTCGCGCGTGACATCGCTCGAGGATTTCACGCACACGATGACGTCGTTCAGCGGCTGAAATGGTACGGGCTTCAATTGGTGTCCCCGGTGAGGATGTTGAAGAAGCGCCGCCGCTGCGTCGGGGTCGGGTTCTTCAGCATGTAGGTGTTGACGTTCGCTTCCTTGATGATGCCCTTGGTCCAGGCCGCGCGCTGCGCGGTTTCCGCGTCGATCTTGCCCCCCATGATCGGCGCCAGGCGCAGCGCCAGGTTGTAGATGATCGCCTCCTCGTAGCCGGGCGGGAAGTGCAGCAGGGTCGAGGAGTTGGTGCCGAAGGTCTGCATCAGGTCGAAGTACATGACGTGACAATTGTCGGCGTAGGCGGGGGTCGGGTAGAAGGTGAGCACCACCGTGTCGGCGTTGTAATTCGCGTAGTAGCGGTTGGGCCGACCCGGCGCCACTTTATAGATGAGCCGCGCGTATTCGTCCGCGGTGATCGGCTCGCAGAAGTAGCTCACATTGTTGCCGTCGACCAGGTAGAGCTCCGCGATCATCGTCGGGCGCACCCCGAGCAAGTTCGCCGGACCGAGCGTGTACACCGCTTGCGGCGGCGTCAGCACGAACCCTGGCGTCGGCGCGCCGGTGAACCCATCGATGATATTGAACAGCGGGTTGACCTCCGCGCTCCATTGCTCCGCCATCCGGTTGAGGAAGCGCATCCCGGTGGCGAGGGTCGCGGGATCGAGCGGATTGTACTGATCCCCGACCTGGCCTACCAGGAGCGCGTCCGCGATGACATCAGCCGCGGTCGTCATGCATGACTCCGATGATCGATTCGTCCTCGATCACGTCGATCTGGTCGTCGCCGACGCGGTACTGATCGACCCTCGAGGAGTACACCACCCGCTGTCCCGGGACTACCGGCATCGGCCGCACCCAGCGGTTCCGCATCAGCCGGCCCGGACCCACTGACTCCACCACGCCGATCTTGCACATCGTGTTGGCGGGCACTGGGACGTAAATGAAGCCGCTCGGCACGACCTCGGTCGGCCTGACCGCGATCCATTGCCGCAGCGGCGTCATGTCATCTTGCGCGGCCGACCGCCCTTGTTCTTCTCTTGCGAACGGATGAGCCCCGCGGCGAAATCCGCCGGCGCCAAGCCCGGCGGGAGATCCGGAACCCCGGAGACCTGCTGGATCGATACCGGGTTGATCCCGTCGCCGCTGGAGGGACAGGTCTCGATACCGTGCTCCGCGATCGAGCGCTTCCAGCCGTAGTCGAACTTCTCCCGGATCGCTTCCTCGTGCGCCGCGTCGTCGACGGCGATGCTCACCAGCTGGCCGTCGCGCCGGCCGTAGAGCATGCACGGGTATTCCTGGTACGGCACCATCGGCGTGACCGGCTGCAGGGTCTTGTTCGCCTCCCAGCGCTCGCGATCGGTCATCCGGGTGTAATCGATCTTCTTGCTCGAGCCCTCCATCCGCCGCGTGTTGATGAGGTCCGACAGCGCGTCGAGCTGTTCGGGCGACAATGTCTTCAAGAGATCAGCAATCATGGGGACTCCGAAATGTAAGAGAGAGGCGGGCCGGAGCCCGCCCCCCGGCGGGCCGTGTCAGCCCGTGATGCGAACCGCGATCTCCGGCAGCAACGCCTTGTAGCCATAGAGGACGTCAGTCCGCAGTGGCATACGGTCGCCGTTGATGTCGTAGGCGCGGATCACCCGGATGCGGAACCCGCGGTACTCTGCGCGCTTCGCGAAATCGACACCGGATGGCAACGGCAGATCCGCCATTGCGAGGGTGAACGCGTTCTTGTGGAACGCGAGGTTCTGCGGCATGACCTGCGACGCCGCACCGACAATCACGATCGCCTGACCGCTGATCGGGGACGCGGTGACGTTCTGGAACTGCCCGCCGGTGATGATCGCCGGCGAAATCGAGAGCGTCATGTTGCCCGCGACGTCGCTCGACTGCGGACCGTTCACCACGAACTGCTGCAGTGCGCCGGTGGTCGTGCGTGACTGCGGATTGACCGAGAACGTGCCCGGCAGCGTGATGATCTCGCCGCCGTTCAAGCGCTGCGCCACCGCGGCGGACCAGCCGTTGGTGACAAGGTTCGTGCTCGAGGCCCAACCCGAGCTCTGTCCCTGGTTGGATCCGTTGATCGCCGGCGCGCCGCCCAGGATGCCGTTGGTCTGGCTCTGGATGTTCTGGTCGAGCGAGAACTTGAACCCCAGCGCGTTGCCCATGTTGCCGGTGTCGTAGTTGTCGCTGATCTTCCCCATCGGGTTGAACAGGTTCACGAGACCGTTGACGATGCCACCGTTCGCCGCGGAACCGAGCACGCAGGCGCGGTTGTCGTCGATCGGCGCTGCGTTCTCGTTCAGCTTCTGCCCCGCCTGCAGGATGACCTGCTGCGAGGCCGGCGTGACGCCCGCGGTGCCGACCAGGTTGTACACCGAGGTGTACAGGCCCGCACCGTCGCGATCGATCCGGTTGGCGACCGTCGCCATGATCGGCACCAGCAGGCGCTCGCGGAAGTCTTGGATCTGCAGACCCATTTCCTGCGTGGTGAACTGGATATCCACGCCGAACTGCGTCGTCAGCACCAGCGGCACCGAGGTCTCGGTGTCGTCCTCGATCGTCAGCGCGGGACCGAGCCGGCCGATGAAGCGCGGCGGCTTGCGGACCTGGATCGTCGAGCCGACCTTCTCGCCCTCACGGCCGAACTGCGGCTCGTAGGAGCGATCCATGAACTTCGCGAGCGTGAGATTGTTCTCGAGCACGATCACCGCATCATTGGTGACCATGGTCGGTGTGAGTACGGTGTTGCTCATCGCTTAACCCCTTTGGTTCCGCTCGTACCAAGCCTTGTGCTGCGCTGGCGTGAAGTCATCACGGTAAGCGTTGGCTCCGGTCGAGCGCCCTCCGACCGTCCTGGCCGGTGGCGGTGCCCTGGAAATGGCGGTGCGCTGGGGGGCGAACAGTTGGCCGGCAACGTAGGCAGCGTCCTCGGGCGCCATGCGGACGAGCCGCATGTGGTCCTGCGGGTGCGTCGCGAGGTAATGCATCGCCAGCGCCGGATCAGGTGCTCGAGCAATCGCCCGATGGATCGTCGGAGTGAGCGGCAGATCGGAGGCGACAACGTCGTCCCAATCCGGGATGCGCTCCGGCGCTTTCTCGGTCGCTTGCGCGATGCGGTGATTCAATGCCGCCTGATGCGAGACCTCGGCGTTCTGGCGCTGCACCTCGGTCAAATTGCTGAAGAAATTCAGCATCTGCCCGTGCGTCACCCGCCGCGCTTCCTGGCGCCCGCTCCAAGCCGCGACGTTGCGCGTGTAGTCGTCCCAGGAAGTGAACTGGTTCGGCTGCGGCTCGGGATCCTGCTCCTGCGGTGCCTGGGGTTGCGGCGAGTGCATCGCCGCGAGTGCCGCGGCGAGTTGCTTCGCTGTCTCCGAACTGCGTTGCGCTTCCTGTTCGGCTCGTGTGGCGCGTTCCGTCAACCTGTCCAAAGCCTTTTGCACTCCGCGGGAGGGCTTTTTCGGAGCCTCCCCTTCGGGCGCGGCCGGGGCCTGGGCCGTAGCGTCCTGCTGTGTATCCTCGACGTCCGCCGGTTGCTCGTCGAACTGTTGTGCCACTCCCGAAGCATCGGGCGGCGCGGCGGGTGGCGTGACAGGTACGTTCGGGTCGGGCGTGAGCCCAGTGACCTGAATGACGCCGTTTTCTTCTGTCATGTCCTACCTCGAAAAGAGCGGGGCCCACCAAACTTCGGTGCAGGCCCCCAGATGCTATTGATACACCTTGACGATGAGCCCGTCGAGCGTGAAGACGTCAGTGCCGGTCGCCTTGGTGGCGGTGATCGTGAACACGGTCTCCACCGCGTTCGGGCCGGAATAATTCACCGCGGTGTTCACGTTCGCGGTCACGCTCGAGCCCATGCCGCCGGCGGAGGCGAGACCGACGTTGGACGCGATCACGTTCTGGCCGTCATTGCGCCCGAAGAACGAGCCGGTGACATACGCGCCGGCCAAGCTGGTGAGCGCCGCCGATGCGGCGAATGCGGCCGCGGTTTCCGGCGTGCCGTTGGACGATGCGCCGAAGTACGTCTTCAGGGTCTTCACCGCGGCGCTGTTGTTGCACGAGAGCTGGGCCGCGAACTCGAGCCGGAAGTTGGGCTTGAGGAAGCCCGCCGGGAAGCGCACCGAGGCCAGGGTCTGCTCGGCGGTCGAATTCAGCACGGTGAACGCGACCCCGCTCTGGAACACCGTCTGCCGCTCCGGGAAGCTCCCCGGGAACTGCGTGAGGTCGGCGACGGTGACGACCGCCGGCAACACGTTGGCGGATACGAAGGCCTTGCCCATCAGCCCCATCGGGTTGGCCGAGTACACCGAGCCGCCGGCGTAGCTCTGCGGGCAGAAAGAAAAAGCCCCTGTCGCCGGCGATTGGGGGACCGGGAACTGGGGCGAGCCGATGCCGTCCGGCCCATAGGTCATGCTGGCGGTGCTGCCGGGCTGCACCAGGATTGAGGCGAGCGCCGGCGCGGGGATCGGAAGCGTTTGCCCCGCCTGGACCACGAAGATCTGCGTGGACATGATTTTCCCTTAGTTGAAAACCAGGAAGTCGAACGGCAGCGCGAGGGCGGCGACGCCGCTCGCGAATACCGCGAAGGATCCGGCGGATGCGACCGCGCGGACGATGGTGGTCGAGCCGGAGCCCGCACCGCTGCGAAGCGCCAGCACGGTGCTGGTGGGCTTCACGAGATTGTTCGTGATCACGCAGGTCGACGCCCCGGGCGCTATGGCAGCGCGGCCCCGTATCGCGTTGACGGTCGCGTTGCCGGGGGTCGATGACTTGTCGGTGAGCCCGAGCTCACCAAAGGCGACAGTCGGGAAGGCGACGCCCTTGAGCATGTCAGAGCCCGTTCCCGACCGAAACGATGAGGTTGCCCGCCACCGCGGCGATCGCGCGGATCCCGGGCGTGCCGGCGCCCCGCCAGCGCTTGATCACCTTGCACTGCCCCTGCGCGATCGGGTAGGAATTCGCGACCGTGGCGGGGGTGATGCCGTCGCTCTCGATGTAGACGACGCCGGTGGTCAGGTTGTTGAGCTCCAGGCACTCGCCGTCGCCCGGGATCGCGAAGAAGGCGTCGCTGGTGGTCACCGCGCAGGTCGTGCTGCCGCCTGGGGCGGGTTGGAACGGTTCGATCAGCATGGTGTCCTCATTGGATCGCCGCGGCGTCGCTCTTCACGACGCCCACCGCTTCGTTGTTGAGGCCCGCGACCTCTGGGCCCACGGGCTGCGCTTGCTTCTGCTGGATCTCGGCCATGTGCAGGAGGCGATCGAACAGCTCGAGCCCGAGCCGCGCCTTGTCCATTATTTTCTCGTGCTCCAGGCGCTCGCGCTCGCCTTCCTCCTGCGCCATCACGTCCTGCTGCTCCATCTTCTGCGTGATGATATCCGCTTGCGCGTCGAGATTGGCATTGCGCGCAGCGCTCACCGCTTGCGAGGTCTTGCCCTTCTCGGTGGTGACCTGCATGTCCTTGGCGTATATCTGCGACTGCATCTTCTGGTTCTCGGTGGTCATCTGCTGGATCTTCGCCGCGGCCTGCTGCTGCACCTGCTGCAGCTGCTGCGTGAGCTGCTGCACCTGCTGCCCCAGGCCGATCACGATCGGGTCTTTCGACTTCGAGGCGCGCAGGGCCTGGATCTGTGGCGGCGCCAGAGCCAGGAGCGAGGCGGACACGTCCTCCGCACCCGGCCAATCCATGTGCTTGACCGCGAGATCCCCGACCGCGGGCCATACGCTCTGGTTCGCACTCGAGAGCTCCATCACGCTGTTCACGAACTCGGCGCGCTTCGAGGCGAAGGAGGGCCCGCTGTCGACCACGACATCGTAGCGCCCGGTGGAGAGGTCGTTGATCTTGTTGCTCTGCGCCGCGGCTTCCTGGTCGTCCGGCGAGGGCGGCGGCGGCGCTTGCCCGGGGATCTGCGGCATCTGCGGCTTCGGGGTGTTCACCTCCGCGGTGTACTGGCTCCCGTCCTCGCGCAGGAGCTGCAGCGTGCGCTGGGTGTCGTAGATGCTGGGGATCAGGTCGAGCAGCACCTTGCCGGTGTAGCGGATCGCGCGCGACAGGTTGTCGACGAAGTGGAAGGTCGAGGTCGACGCTACGCGCTCCTTCGCCAATATCGCGCGGCCCGACTGGTTGTCCTCGACCTGCATGTTTTGCAGGGGGTCGGCGATGCCGATCACCTGGCGCATGTTCTGCAGGCACAGGTTCGCCTGGTCGAGCATCCCGCCGACGTCGACGTTCGGGCTCGAGCGCTGCGGCGGGGGCAGCGGTTGCCCGAGCTCGGAGGTCGCGCGGTAGGTCAGGTAGGGGAACGGCTTGGTATTCGCCATGCCCCAATTCTTTTCCTGGCCGGCGATCGCCTCCGCGGCGACGATCCACGGGCTCTTCGGCTGCATCGCCGCGATCTCGGCCGCGGTGGTCATCCAGAAGTTGTACATCTGCTGCGCGTCGACCGCGCGCTCGATCAGGCTCTGCCGGATGATCTCGCCGTCGACGTTGGTGACATCGCCCCACACCGGGACGATGGGGATGAACTTGCCCGCCCACTCGTGCCGCTCGAGCACCTCGACGCCGTTGATCACCTCCCAGTCGATGCGGCAGCGCTCCACCGTCTTCTTGTCGATGTACGCGCCTTCGGGCTGCTCGTCGCCGAGGTCCGACTCCCACGCGGTCGTGCCGTCGTGCTTGAAATAGAGCACGTCGTCGTAGTAGACCTTGTGCAGCCAGTCGGCGATGCGGATGCTGTCGGGCTTGACCCAGGCGGTGATGAGCGGATCGGTGGTGCTGAAGTCGATCGGCGCCGCGTCCGGGTAGCGCCGTTCGAACTCGTCCTTGGAGATGTCCTCGGTCACCAGGCAGCGCCCCGCGTCGCTGCCGTCGGGCTCGACGCAGTCCGGGTCGTAGTGCACGCTGAAGATGTCCTTGATCGGGATCACCCGCAGCACCTGGTCGAAGCTGTCCTCGCTCTCGTATTCCGTCACCACGCGCCAGTAGCCCATATTCGCCGCGACGGCGTAACGGAACGCCTGGTCGTAGCTCTGGTCCGCGGCGCTGTCGTACTCGATGTGCCGGATCAGGTCCTGCCGGATCTCCGCCATCTTCGCGGTGGCGTCGTCGGAGGCGCCTCGCACCTTGATCGCGGGCCGGTTCTGCCGCTCGTCGTTGGCGATCTGGTTGATGAACGCCGGCATCTGGTTGTACTCGAGGCAGGGCCGGTTGTCCCGCTCGCGCTCGCGCCGGATCTGGTCGGGCCACTGCGAGCCGCGCTTGTAGCAGAAGCGCAGCATCTCCGAGGCGCGGTTGCGGTTCTCGCTGTCCTGCGTGTCGCTGTAGTCGAGGAACTCGCGCGCCTCGCGCAGGAGCTCGGCGTCGTCCTGCGCGCTTTTTTCCTTGTCCTCGCCCCGCTCCGGGTCGTCGTGCACCATGCCGTTCGGCTGGCCGGCGCCGAACACGGTCGAGCCGAAGATCGACTGCACGCGCTCGGGCGGCACCGCGGGACCTGGGCCGAGTAGCGCCATGTCAGCCCATCCAGCCGCCGACGCCCATCGAGGGCGGCGGGATGTACGCCGGAGCCTCGAAGTCCGGGCGCAGCGATACCGCGAGGTGCCCGAAGGCGTCGCCGGTGTGCGAGGCGCGATCGTGCACCGGCTGCGGCTTGAACTCGTCGAGGTTGGAGTTGAACGCGCGCCGGTACTGCCCGAGGTTCTTCAGCATGGGCTTCGTCGTCACGCTGTCGAACCAGCATCGAGGGAATACCATCCGCGCGGCATGTATGCGCTCCTCGACAGCTTCAGCCGCACCGGACCCAGCTCGAGGCACCATGGAGAAGCGGATGCCGAGTTGTCGCGCAGTCTCAATACGCGATCGGCCACTGCCGAATTCCCGTACTTGTATGTCGTGAGGAGCCCAATGCCGGCCGAAGTTGTAGCCGAGCTTGTCGCGCCAGAAGTTGAGGATCTCTGCGTAGTAAGGAAGCCCCTCACCGTCGTTCTCGCAAAAGTTGACGATGCGGATCTCCGATCCCGCGGCCTGCGCCGCGACGATAACCGTCTGGTCCCCGACGCCAAGATCCCAAAACGTGTGGACTGGAAGCGCCGGGTCCGCAGGTACATTGCATACCCGGCCTTCATTGCGCGCTGCAATGAGCTCGTTCGCATAGATGGCACCTGAAATGATCGAGCGGCACTCGCCCTCCCAGATGTTCGCATAGCTCTCCGGGTCGCGGTGCAGCGTGTCGAGCCGCTCGCGCTCGCTCTCGAGCGTGTGCCACGGGTTGTCCTGCCAGCCGAGCTTCTGCACCCATGCGTCCGCCGGCGGATTGACCACGCAGCGCTGATAGGTCGGGCTGTCTTCGAACTCTGGATTGAACGATACCCAGATCTCGCTTCCCGGCTTCCGGATTGTCGGCGAGATCACGCGCCAGGTCTCGAGCGTGAGCGATTCGCCCTCCTCGATCCAGAGCACGTCGCAGCCCTCGAGCGACTTGAGCTTGCGGATGTCCTGCTGGCGCAGCCCCTTGAAGATGAACTGGGTCCCGTTCTCGCCCAGGATCTCGAGCTCCTTGCTCGTGTAGAAGCGGTCGAGACCGAGGCCTTCGATCCGCTTCTCGAGCAGCGACTTCACGCTGTCCGCGATCGAATTCTGCGTTTCCCGGCCGCACACGATGAGCATCCTTCTCGAGGCGCCGAGCGCCAACAGTGCGCCCGCGATCGACCACGACTTCGCCGCCGAGCGCCCGCCGTACAGGATCTTCCAGCGCTTCGGCGCGAACAACGGCAGGCATTTCTCCGGTACCTCGACCAGGCCGGCGCCCGCCGCGAGCGCGATCATTTCTGCTTCGGCGCGACGCCAACGACCTGCAGCGACATGTTCACCGGGCGGTCAGGGTCGCCGGTGAGCTCGGTCGACGTGAGATCCGGGATCGACTTCCGCAACAGCCCGAGCGCCGCGGTGACCTGCGTCGTCGTCATATCGTGCTTGCCAGCGACATGTTTGTGCAGGTAATTGATCAACTGACTGGCCTGGATTTTCTTCCTGACGTCATCCTGGTGCCGCGGTCGAAGTGTTCGCGCTGGCATGGTCAATCGTCGTCGGGGTCCCCGACGCGCTTGCACGCGTCCCAGGGCTTCTTGTCGACCAGGAAATCGGGCTGGGGCGTGACCGGCATCGGGCGGGCCCGCGGCCGATTCATGTCCAAGCTATCGCCGCGGGAGGTGGTCGGCAGCTGCTTCCCGTCCGCGGTTTTGCCTTTGCGCGGCATCAGAACTCCGAGTCCTTCTTGCCGGGCGCCTTCGAGATGCTGTTGAACGCCCCGCCGCCCTTCATGGTGAACATGTCGAGACCCGCGCGGCCCGACCCGGGGGAGGCCGAGGCCGGGCTGTCGCCCTTGGCGAGGCCTGGGGTGCTGTTCGCGAATACGCCCTTGTTGTCGACCGAGGAGGGCATGTTTTCCTTCAGGGGGACCGGCCGCTTGGTGCCGTTCTTGCCCGAGCGGAAGAGGTCTGCCTTGCCTTTGAGGCTGCTCATGGTTTTGCTCCACTGTGCGTGCGCGCGACCCGGCGCCGGAAGGGGCGGTCGGTCAGCGCGAACAGGGTGAGTTGGTGCTGCAGGAATTCGCGCTTGATCCGCGAGTACAGATCCGGACCGAAAATGCCGGCGAGCGCGATGCCGGCGTAGACGTGGTTGCGACGTGGCAGGAAGATATGTTCCATGTGGAACGCTACTTCTTCCTCGAGCTCGCGCGCCGCTTTACCGAGTAGGCAATCGCTACCGCCTGCTTCGGCGGCTTGCCCGCGGCGATCTCGCGCTTGATGTTGGACTGGAACGCGCCCTTGCTCTTGGATTTCGTGAGTGGCATACGCCCTCCTGCCAGGAGCATAGCAACCGCCGCGGCGATGTCAACCGCTGCCCGCGGCACCGAGCTGATTCGCACGGCGTACGCTGTCCGCGGCCTTTGCCAGGCACTCCGCGGCGTGCATCAGGAGCTGCTCCCCGATCGCCGCGTCGCCCTTCATTAGCGCATCCTCCGCCCTCCGCATAGCGCGCATGGCGAGCAGGTAGTCGAGGCTCCAGTCGGTCACAGGCGGTCCCGTATCTGTTTCGCGATCCAGGCGTTGCGCGCGATCTGCAGCAGCCGCCGCTGCTGTTCTTCGGCTGACGGGTAGAGCTCTGGCTCCCATAGGTTCCCATCGCGCGACAGGTCCGCGTCGGGGTCCGAGATCGGCACCAGGAGCTCGGGCGGCACGCCGATGCTGCAGGTCGGGTCGTCCGGGTAGTGCTTCGCGCCGTCGGCGAGCTTCACCGCGTAGCCGTCAACCATGACATCGTAGTCGTCGCGGATCTTCTCCAAACGGCTTATCACCTCGCAGGTGCGCCCGTAGCATTTGTGCGGGTGCCGGATATAGCAGATCGTGCCGATCTTGATCATTGTTCCCTCCCGCCGCGCCACATGAAGCGCAACAGGTCGCGGATGAACAGCAGCGCGGCCGCGGTGATCACCACCCCGAGCGCGGTCCAGATCATGCCGCCATCCGGGCGCGAATACGCTCGCGAAACTGGTGCATATCTTCGCCCGGTCGCGCTTCGAGCCCAAGGATCGCCGCCTGCTGCATCGTGCCGGCGTCCGACTGCCACCAGGCGGGAATTCGCTTCGGCACCGCGGCGAGCTTCGGGGTGGACTTCTTGAGCCAGTTCTCGATGAACCGGATCGGCCTTTTGGGGAACCTACTGGGGTTCTTCGCGAGCCAGAGCGCCATCAGCGAAAGCTCGTTGTCGACCGATTTCACATTCGGGTAGCGCAACTTCAGTCCTGCAATGATCTCCGGAGAGATCTCCTGCGCGCCGAGCATCATCACCATCTCCCTTTTTGCGTCGTTTCAGTTGAGCGAACTTTTC